GGACGAGGATATGATACCAGATATAAAATATTTACCTTATATGAGTTGGAGAGAGTGGATTGATGAGTGTGGTAAATACAAAGTTGGTGTTCATATGATGAGAACTCACGCAGCTGGAACATTTAGTATGAATCTGGCATATCACGGAACACCTTGTATTGGATACAAAGGATTAGACACACAAGACTTATTACACCCACAAACTACGGTCGAGGTAGGAGATATACAGGGTGCTCAAAGAATATTAAGAAAACTATATGAGGATAAATTCTTCTACAACGAGTGTTCAGAACAGACAAAAGAGTTATTTGATAAACACTATTCAGAGGAAGCATGGTTAAATGATTTCCAAAAAGTAAATAAGGAATTTAATTAATGGAATTAGAAAAGTTCAATAAAGATACTGGTGAGTGGGAAAAGGTATCTTTAGATGATAAAGAATTAAAAGATAAAGAAACCATTATGGAAGTCTATGATACCCTAATGGCAGAATTGGAAATCCAAGAAGTAATGGATTTACTGGAAGAAGGTGAGGAAATAATCAATGGATAAAGCAATATCATTTATTCAACCAAGTCGTAGTAATTTGAAATATTTAAAATGGTCATATGAAGCAATCAGAAAGAATCTTGGATATAGACACGAGATTTGTATGGCAGATGATTTCTCTGATGACGGAACTTGGGAGTGGATGAAAGAAATAGCAGAAAAAGACCACAATGTCAAAATTCATAGAAATAACGGGCCAACAAGATTAGGACACACGATATTATATGATACACTGATTGATATGGCGACTAATGATATTGTAATGATATATCACGCTGATATGTATGCTTTACCAGGTCTTGTTGATAGGATACTAAAACACATCAAACCAGGTGTGATTGTGAGTGGAACAAGAATAGAACCACCACTACACCCATCAGGGCCAGAAAAGGTAATAATGGACTTTGGTATTGAACCAGAAGAATTTAAAGAACAAGAGTTATTGAATTGGTATCAAAATAGTTATGAACCAACACAAGAAACCACAGAGGGTATATTCGCACCTTGGGCCATCTATAAAGATGATTTCCAAAAGATTGGTGGACACGACCCATTGTTCGCACCACAATCAAAAGAGGATAGTGATATATTCAATAGATTTATTCTAAATGGATATAAAGTAATTCAAACACGAGAGGGTTGTGTGTATCATATGACTTGTCGTGGTTCACGATTTGCAGACGGAGCAAAAAGAAATCCTAATGGTGAGGTCTTTATGAAAAATAGAGAAACTGATGAGTGGTTATCACAAAATGTTCGTTCTACGAGAAACTTCATAAGAAAATGGGGAACTATGGTGGAACACGACCCATATCTAAAACCAATTATCACACCAGTATATAACATAGGTTTTGAACTTGAAGAGCCTTGTGAAATAAATTTATTAAGAGAGTTAGAACCTTGGTGTAGTCATATTACGATACCCGATGAAGAACTTATCAAAAAATACATAGAGTTAGAGCAATCAAATACAGATTATAGATTGGATAAGAGGATTAATAGTGTTGTTCCAAAAAATCCTACATATGACATACGAGTTAAATTCAATCCTAATCATATGACTCAACAAAGTTTACAGATAATATCACAACTATCAAAAATAATTCAAGATAGTGGTGAAGAAGGACAAAGATTTCAGTTAGACATATTTGATATATGGATAGCACAAATGGTAGAACATCAAGAGGACAATATAGTATGCGATTCAAATTAGTGAATAAAAGAACACAAGAAGTAGTAGATACAATCGAAGTGATAAAAACATCAGAACAAATAGCAAAAGAGGTTTTTCAAAATAAGAAACAAATGGATAAAGAAACCTTTGACAGATTGTATGAGGTAAAGGAATATGACAGAAATTGATTTACACGGATTTAAACACGATGAGGTAGAGGATAAGTTAGCTAACTTATTAATTCTACATTACAATATGAATAACTTTCCAGTTAAAATTATAACTGGTAAAAGTGAAAAGATGAAACAAATAGTTCGTGAAACTTGTGAAGTGCAAGGGTTCACGATAGATGACTTCTGGAATGATAATCCAGGGGCAATAATATTAAGGAGTTAAAAATGGAAACATTACAAATTTTAGGTTGGGTATATTTAGGAATAATGTTAGGTTCAATATTTGGAGTTATGGCATTATCATTATTCGTAGGGCCAAAGATAAAACAATACACGGTAGATATTGAAGAGTTAGAGGAAGAAAAAAGACTTTTAAAAGCACAATTGAACAAATCCTACAAAAGAGGTAAACCACAACCAAGAAAAAGAAGAACTTGGAAAAGAAAACCAAGTAAAAAATAGATAGATTTTGTAATTAGTGATATTTATTACTGATTATGAACAAAACCGACAAAGAGAATCTAAAACTTATAGAATATCGTTTGGACGAACAAGACAAACGAGTTGACCTATTACATCAAGAGTTTGACTCAAAACTCGGTGATATTCACACAGACATCAAATTTATCAAAGAAAATCTATTCAATCCCGAAACAGGTCTATGGGCGGAAACCAAACAAAACTCAGCATTTAGAAAGAATACTACAATGTGGAGAGGTATTATTGGTGGTGGTTTAATCGCAGCCCTTGTAGAAAGTTTTTGGGGTATGTTCACAAATTAATTCAAAAAAAGTAAAGAAAATACTTGACTTTCTGCCATAGTTTGCGTATATTATGGTGTAATGATAATGAGAAAGATAATCGGTAAATATATTATTGGGAAAGGGATTGTTCCTTTTCTAAGATTTCTAATTGAACAACTAAAAAGATTAGAACGATTTATGTTTATGTATGGGGTTATGAAATTCTATTACGCCGAAAAAGATAGACCTTATTATCAGATGTTAGAAGAACAAAGAGCTAACGACACAAGAATTCAAGAAATATACGGAAGGAAAAATTAATATGGATATGGGAACATTTGCA